AAGAAGGTCAATGAACTCCAAGCGCCAAAGAACAGTGTGGGTATGCGATTTTTTAATGTCTGGGCAGAAGAAGATAGTAGACCAGACATGCTTTACCGAATGTTATTAGAAGGAAAGGCAAAGTATTTGACGCGCCATGAAAGAGATTGGGTGCATGTAGATGATGTCGTTTCTGCTATTGAAATATTAATGCATTCGGATTATACTGGCACAGTAGATGTGGGTACAGGAGAAACAACTTCTGTTTTAGATCTCGCAAAATTCCTGGGTGTAGAGGGTCTTCCAATCAAAGAAGACACTCCGAATGAGCCTGATATTTTGAAGGCAAATCCAGTTGTACTAAGGGATCTGGGTTGGGTTCCCACTCCATTTATGGACAAACTCCAATCTAAATGTTATACTAAATAAACTGCTACACTTTCCATTCACTTATGACTGAAAGACAGAAAACTGCACTGGTTCTTGGTGCAGGTGGTTTTATTGGAAGCCATATGGTCAAACGACTGAAATCCGAAGGATACTGGGTGCGTGGTGTAGACCTGAAACGTCCTGAGTTTTCTGAGACGGCTGCTGACGAATTCGTTGTCGCTGATCTGAGAGACTACAATACGGTCCAGAGATGCATCCGTTTCACTGGTTATCTTGGTAACTACTATCAGCAAATCGCTGAAAAATTTGCAGAACCCTTTGACGAGATCTATCAGTTCGCTGCTGATATGGGTGGTGCAGGTTTTGTTTTCACTGGTGAAAATGATGCAGATATCATGCATAACTCTGCCTCAATCAACCTCAATGTACTTGATTGTGTGCAAAAGTTTAATGAAAACCACGAGGTAAATAAAACCAAGATTTTCTATTCTGGATCTGCTTGCATGTATCCAGAACATAATCAACTGGATCCTGACAACCCTGATTGCCGTGAAGAATCCGCCTATCCTGCCAATCCCGACTCCGAATATGGATGGGAGAAACTATTCTCTGAGCGACTCTATCTTACATACCATAGGAATTATGGTATTCCTGTTCGTGTTGCCCGCTATCATAATATCTTTGGCCCAGAAGGGACCTGGGAGGGTGGAAGAGAGAAGGCACCAGCTGCAATCTGCCGTAAAGTCGCTTACCTCCCAGAGACAGGTGGATCCATCGAGGTGTGGGGAGATGGCTTACAAACTCGTTCCTTCCTGTTCATTAACGAATGCATTGAAGCGACTCGACGAATGATGGACTCTGAGTTCATTGGTCCTGTCAACATTGGTTCTGAAGAGATGGTTACCATTAACCAACTCGTTGAGACCGCTGCCAAAGTCTCTGGCAAAGTGGTCCAAAAGAACTACAAACTCGATGCTCCTCTTGGAGTTCGTGGACGTAATTCCAATAACGATCTCATCCGCGAAAAACTTGGTTGGGATTATTCCCAATCTCTTGAGGAAGGAATTCGCATTACTTATGAGTGGATTTCCGCTCAAATTCAATCTCGCAAATCTGAAACTGATAAGGAACTTGTAAATGTCTAGTACAGCTATTAGAAAGAAGACTATTAAAATCGATAAAGATGCCGTACGGAAGTTGGATATTTCCGCACTGGAATCTATTTCTCTGAATCGTAACGACTGGCTCTCTGCTGGTCAGAGTGAGTATCGTCTGTATGCCTGGTTGTCCAGCCAGTTTAACAACTCCGTTATTCTGGATGTCGGCACTCGCACTGGTGGTTCTGCCCTTGCACTCTCCTACAATGATTCCAACCAGGTTATTAGTTATGATCTGATGGAACAGGGCGCAAGCCAAATCCAAAAGGAAAACATCACCTTCAAGATTCAAGACTTCCGTGAGGATGACACTCTCGATTGGAAACGTATTTCGATCATCATGATTGACGTTGATCCTCATGATGGTGTTCAGGAAGTCGAGATGATGGAATTCCTGAAAGAAAAGAATTGGAAAGGTATCATGCTTCTGGATGATATTGGTCCTGGTTGGCCTGAGGTTCAGGACATGTGGGATGCAATTGAAGAACCCAAGATTGATGTGACTGAAGTGGGTCACATGAGTGGTACTGGACTTGTAAACTTTGGTTCTAAGCACGATATTGATTGGGCATGAAAATTCTAAACTTAGGTTCAAGTGGGCAGATTGGTGCCTATCTTTCAGAGTATCTTCGAAAGAAGGGTCATGTGGTTATTGATTTCGATAAGAATGAAACGCCTAATCATGATTTGACTGTAATCCCAAATCAATATCTTGAGAATGCAATTGAAACTGCAGACTTTGTTTTCTTCCTTGCATTTGATGTGGGTGGTTCTCGTTATCTGAAGAAGTATCAACATACCTTCAAATTCATTGATAACAATGCCAGACTGATGGCACAAACCTTTGGTCTTCTTGAGAAGTATAATAAACCATTCGTCTTTGCATCATCTCAGATGAGTAACATGTCTTACTCTCCCTATGGTGTGATGAAACGAGTGGGTGAACTTTATACCAAGTCTCTTGGTGGTAAGATTGTTCACTTCTGGAATGTCTATGGCATTGAGAAGGACATGGATAAGGCACATGTCATCACTGACTTCATTAAGAAAGGATTTGAGACTGGTGACATCTCTATGTTGACAGATGGATCTGAACAACGTGAGTTCTTGTATGCAGAAGATTGCTGTGAGGCACTTGAATCTGTCATGGAGAACTATGATCAGATTGACAATGATGCCAATCTGCATATCACTTCTTTCAGTCAGACTTCAATCTTAGAAATCGCAGAGATTATTCAATTCCTGTTTGCGAAACTGGGACGTAATGTCACTGTTTCACCCTCCGAGTCTAAGGACGAGGTTCAAAAAGATAAGCGTAACGAAGCTGATACATATATTAACCGATTCTGGAAGGCAAAGACTTCCATTCAGGATGGTATTACTAATGTGTTCAATGACATGAAAGGAGAATATGTCTGACCCTATCAATGTAATGAAGCAGGTCATTGAAATGGCGAAACGATCCCCTGAGGGGGTCGATATTCCCATTTTGGGCCCTGAAAAGAAATTTCCAATCAACCTTATCTGCAATGATGATCTGGAGCCATCTACTTCTGTAGGTAACCGATCTGTTTATACTCGTTGGACTAGAGATGGTTCTGGACTGGTTAATCTTTATGTTAACCATATGGCTCTAGAGGTTCTTAGGGATCCTACCGATAAACCCAAGTTTATTTGGCTCCTGGAATCCAGAGAAATTATTCCTGAACAGTATAAGTTCATCGAAGAGAACTACGATTACGTTGCCTCTAAGGTTGATGGTATCTTTACTTGTGATCAGAGATTAACTGAAGAGGCTGGTCCTGATGGCAAGATGCTTTATTGCATGAGTAATGCAGCACCTTGGGTAAAGGAAAGAGACATTTATACTAAGAGTAAACTCGTCTCTATGGTTGCATCTAATAAGGGTTATACCGAAGGTCACCGCCGTAGACTTAGAGTTGTGGAAAAGTTCTATCAAGAACGTGGTGGTGACGATTTGTTTGGTTGGGGACTTCCTCAGGAATTAGCTTTGGACAACAAAGTAGAGGCCTTGAAGGACTACATGTTCTCCTTTGCTGTTGAGAACGCAAATTATCCAACTTACTTCACAGAGAAACTAACTGATTGTTTTGCCTGTGGAACCATTCCTGTGTACTATGGTACTGCAGGAGTGGCACAGTATTTTAATCACGAAGGCATCATCTTCCTTGATCAGAATGAACCCTGGGAAAATATTCCTTGGGAAAAGTTGACTCCAGAATACTATGAGTCAAAGAAAGAAGTCATTGAAGAGAACTTCCAAATTGCCTTGCACATGAGAGTCGCAGAAGACTACATGTATAAAAATTATCTTGTACAATTAGACCCATACAGAAACCAGAGGATTGATCCATTATGAGTACCGCAGAAGTTTTGCAAAACGATCGTAGTGGTTGGGAAGCCGAAGATCAAATTGCTGAGGAGTATCTCGCTGCTTGTGTTGAAGCGGTAGAATCCGATGAGGCATTCAGAAAGTTCAAGTCCAATCCCAAGTACACTACTATCCTTGAACATGTTCTAAAGGAACAGGGTTCTAACTATCTGAGTATGGCTGCTCAGATGAGTGAGAAGGACTTTTTCGATAACATTGAGAAGTTCAAAGAGAACGATAGTGTTGGTGAACCAAACCTCCAACTCTACTCTGACATTGGTTGGATTTCTCCTACTACTGCCAGGTACATTAAGAATACTTTTGAGATTGCTTTTCTCTGCGGCGACACACCTCTTAAGAGAATTGTCGAAGTTGGTGGTGGATATGGTGGTCTGGCTAAAACCATTAGTTGCGTCTGTGAGTTTGATGAGTACGTTCTGATTGACCTTCCAGAAGTCTCTGCTTTGCAACGAAAGTACATCGATCAGTTCCCAGAGATCAAAGATAAGGTAAAATGTATTCCATGCACTGAGTACGAAGAGATTAAAGACATTGATCTCTTCATCAGCAACTATGCTCTTTCTGAGTGCAGTCTGCCTGTTCAGATGGATTACTATGATAAATTGGTTACGAATTCTAATTTTGCTTATATTATCTACAACCTTGTCAATTTTAATGATTTCTACTATAATGACTTCATAGACAAGATCAAAGAAGAATACACCTTTGATGTTGGCAAAGATTACGAAAACACTGTTATCCTAGCTACTAAAAAGTTTGCATAATGAATCGAATCTCTGATTACACTACACTGACCTGCGATATTGTTTCCTGGTTGTGTAGGTATTGTTATGACAATAACATCAAATCTTTTGTGATTGGTGTATCTGGAGGTATTGACTCTGCTGTTGCCTCCACTCTTGCAGCAAAGACAGGTCTTCCTGTCTATGCTGTGGGGATGCCTATCAAACAAAATACAGAACAGGAAACCCTTTCTGATGCACACCTTGCATGGTTGAAAGGTAACTATAGTAATGTAACTATTCTCAAAGCAGATCTTTCTGAAGTTTTCGGTAAGTTCGTTGAGACTATCGGTACAGAATGTGGTATCGAGTATAGTATTAATAAAATGGCTGGTGCAAACAGTCGTTCTAGACTCCGCATGATGACTCTGTATCAGATTGCTGGATCTGTTAATGGTATTGTTGTCGGTACTGGTAACAAGGTAGAAGATTATGGAGTCGGTTTTTATACTAAGTATGGTGATGGTGGGGTTGACATTGCTCCAATTGCTGACCTCTATAAGTCAGAAGTCTGGGAACTCGGACGATTCCTCGGAGTGATTCCTGAAATTATCGAAGCAAAACCCACTGATGGTCTGTGGGATGATGGTCGAACTGATGAAGATCAGATTGGAGTTTCCTATGAAATGCTTGAGTGGGCCATGGAACATGGAGTCAAAACCCCGCCAGAGTATCTGAGTGAGAAGGAAACACTTGCTATCAATACCCTGACAAAATTTAATGCCCAAAACAAACATAAGATGGTTTCCATCCCAACATTTAAACTGGAGGTAAGTGAAGAATGCGTATCGGTGTAATCGGTGCGGGTAGACTTGGTATTTGTTTCGCACTTCTTTGTGAAGAAGCTGGTCACAGTCTAATTGTATCTGACGTAGTTAGTAGGTACGTTCAGCAGATCAATGCAAAGGAGATTTTTAGTAATGAACCTGAAGTAGAAGATCTTCTGATGCGTTCTGAAAACCTTAGGGCGACAACAAACAACCAAGAAGTTATTCGCAACTCCGATGTTATCTTCACGTTTGTTCCTACTCCTTCTCTTGAAGATGGATCGTATGATTCTCAGTATGTAGAACAAGTAGTTGCTGATCTTGAAGACTCTCCTAGTCTTGATGGCAAAGTTTTTGTGATTGGTTGCACGGTTAATCCTGGATATTCTGATAAGGTTCAGGAAAGACTTTCTAATCGTGGAATCTCTGTGTTCTATAACCCAGAGTTTATTGCTCAGGGATCCATCATCAGTGATATGCGAAACGCTGACATGGTTCTTTGTGGCGGTGACGATGTAAATGGTTTCGATGCCATTTCTGAGATCTATAGTGATATTCAAGATACTGAACTTCACTTCTATCCAATGTCCCGTAAGGCTGCGGAGATCACTAAGATTGGTGTTAACTGTTTCCTGACATACAAGATCAGTTATGCCAACATGATGGGTCAGATTCTCTACAAATCTGGGTGTGGTGATGAGATTGACACTGTTCTTGATGCTGTCGGAGACGACTCTCGTGTCGGGTCTAAATACTTGCGTTACGGATTAGGCTTCGGTGGTCCTTGTCTCCCCCGAGACAACCGTGCATTGGGGCACTATGCAGATCAAGTTGGTCTTAAGTATAGTCTCCCCAGTGTAACCGATGATTTTAACGATGCTCACGCAGAGTTTATCTGTAACTATTGTGTGGAACAAAATGTAGATAACCTGCCTTTCTTTATCGAAAGCATTGCTTTTAAGAAAGGTTCTGATATGGTTGTTGAAAGTCCCAGACTTAGGTTGGTAGAAGATCTTCTAAAGAAAGGTCACAAAGTATATGTTCAAGATATTGAAGATGTACTTGACCAGTATGAAGATGACATGTATGATAAGTACGGGGAAGATAATATTATCTTTGTAGCCAACCCCACGGAAATTTATGAATCAGTTTGGAGGGTTGACCTTTGACGATTAGTTATAATCGACTTGGTAGTAATGGTAGACTAGGTAATCAAATGTTTCAGTATGCCTCTCTTCGAGGCATTGCTGCTAACAATGATTATTCTTGGATGGTGCCTTCCGATGATACTCAACATCGGGATAACTATGGTCTTTTTGAAACCTTTGAGATGACTCATGTTGAAGAGTCTAATCTTGGAATCAGTAACTTTGTTAATGTTACTGAGACCAATCATAACTTTGATGAGGCTCTTTTCAATACCAAAGATAACGTAAATATTGACGCTTATCTTCAGACGGAAAAGTATTTCAGTCACATCGCAAACGAAATCCGTGAAGACTTCACGTTTAGAGAAGATTATCTCACTCCTTGTATGGAGTACGTTAACAGCCTGGATCGTCCTCCTATCTTTCTCCATGTTCGTCAGTCTGACAACATCGGCAGAGAAGAGTACCATCCCATCCTTCCCATTTCGTTCTTTGAAGACGCGCTAAAAG